TCATAACGTACGGCTTTATATCCGTTTCCTCTTGTTGTGACTACCTCTGGCAGCACTTTTTCGATTTCTTGAGCGATAACACCAACATCGTGACCGCTATGCTCAGAATCACTATTCCAATCAAATTCATATCCTCCTATTTGATTTATTTTATCTAATGCACTACCAATAGGTGTAACATTATCTTTTAATCTTTCGTCAGAAGAGAAAAATGCAGTAATGTCTCCCGAAGCATTAATAGCTGATGCAGATATAGGTCCGGTAAATGATGCTGATACTGCGTTTAGATCACCTGTTAATAGTATATTAGAGCCGCTAATATCTCCATTTATATCAACAGTACCAGAACCGGAAATATTGTTAGTGTTTAGATCTAAGTTTCCTCCAAGTTGTGGTGAAGTATCTTCTACTATATTGTTTAATCCTCCTGCACCTGCAGCTGCAAATGCTGTATGTACTCCATCTTGATAACCTATAAAGGCATTTGCATCAGAGTTGTAATAAAAGTCTCCGTTCATAGCTGTAATGCTACTCGTCTGAGCATTAGTGTATGAATGCGCTCGTAAAACTGCATCTTTTATTTGTACATGATTCGATGCACTTATTTGAGAAAGAATAGCAGTACCTTCTACCTCTAAAGAACTAGATACTGTTACTGAGCCTGTAAAGATATGAGTATCATCTATTGAGTCACCAAATATAGTTGAACCGCTACTAAATGACTGGGTCATATGAGTTATAGAAGAACTTACTATATAAGTATTAGATGTGATTGTTCCGGTCACAGTTAAGTCTCCTGCTAAAGTATCTGTTGTATTTTTTAAATACCTATTAGATATTGATTCTGAAGTGGCTAACTCCACCCAGTTATTGGCATGAGCGAACCACGCTTTGCCTTCTGCATGAGTATGGGCAAACATACCATGATAAGTAGTAGCAGATGGTAAGGACGATGTATTATCGAAATGGAATCTTATTTTGTTGGATTGTCCAGAAACTGCTATACTTCCAGTTACATTTAAATCACCAGTAAGTGTATAATCTCCTAACTGAGTAGCTGAACCTGTTAGTCTATGACTACCGGTAATAAGTACTCGTCCTGTAAAATCATGAGAATCGTCTAATGAATCACCAAACTGGTTAGAACCAGATACATAAGAGACTGAAGACGATACAAAAGAAGTAATAAATCTTTGAGCAGTAACATCACCGTTAACTGTCATATCTCCCTGTACATCTACATTACCTTTATGATTATATGTACCAGTTACATAAAGAATAGAGGAAGTATAATCGAATCTAAAATCTTTAGATGCTGTGATAAACTCTCCTGAACCTGAAGGTCCGTTACCTTCTTTTAACTGAATATAGCCATCTCCTCCAACAGAACGAGGCATAGCTAGTCTTATAGGTTCAGCTAAGCTTTGAGACTTATATAGCTCTACAATATTACCATCAACAGAAGCAGAATAGATAAACTCTCTAAAGTTTAAATCTAACTCGTCATGAGTTAATGCTGATCCTTTTGTACTTCTAAACGTAAGTCCCATTATCTATTATTTTTTAAATCTTCTATTTCAGCTTTTAGTTCTTTAATAGCTTCTATTAGAACACCGACTACATTTCCATAGCTTACTGAAAGATAGCCTTTATTATCTTCAGTTACAACTTCTGGAATAGTTTTCTGTATTTCCTGTGCAATAACACCGACTTCTTTCTTACCTCCCATTTCGAAAGATACTCCTCTAGAGTTTAATACCTTATCTAAAGCTCCTTCAATAGGTTGTATATTTTCTTTATATCTTTCGTCAGATATTTGATTAAATGATCCTACAGCTCCTATACTACCTGATACGGTAAGTTTATAAGTCAATGGTGGATCGTTTATTTCATCAACGTTTATACCTACACTTCCACTAGCATCTACTATAAATCCTTCTAAAGTTTTTAGGGCAGTACTACCAGTATAATATGCTATCCTTCCATTAGCTCCAGGGTTAACTCCTCCTACTAATGGTACTTCATGAGTAGCTTGATTAACAGGAACAGCACCACTACCGGTAAAATGTAACTGTAGTGTAGTTCCGTTGTTTGCAACTGAGCTAGAATAAAAGAAGGAACCTAGATTAGTATCCATCTCGCCGTATGTAAGTGCTTCGCCTTTATTTGCTCTAAATGTTATTGCCATTATAAATCTAATTTAACGACTAATGTCATGTCTGTATTTAACGGTTTAGGTATAGGTCTACTTGTTTTAGCTACTGCTATAAGTTCGTTTGCATCATTGTACAAACCAACTGTAGTAATATATGGAGAGAAAGCACTTCCAGTTACGTTAGATGTAATCACTCCATTTGAACCTGTAACAGCCGTTCGGTTGTAGGTAAAGTTCATCTCGGAATCTTTAACCTTACAGTGTACATTATATGTATAAATAGGTTGGTTTGATTTCCATTGCAGATTTAAACTACTATAAGTACTAATGTATCTAGCTGTAGCTGGATCAGTAATAACAACCATACCTTGATTGTAGATTACATCACCTATTACTTTTCTAGGTTTAGTATAACTTTTTTCAGAACCACTGAATATAAGGTTGCCGTCTCCGTCATCTATTATTTCATTTCTTTGTTGGTCGTAATCTATATCAACATATTCATCAGTAGATTCATCTACGTAGTTGCTTTCTGAGATAAGATAATCTGCAGTGCTAATCTCGTTACTGCCGTACCAAGAGCTAGGTTGCTGTATGTAATCGTTTTTAGAATCTTCTTTTCTAGCGACATAATCGTCTGCTATAAACTTACTTTGATCCTCTTTAGGTTTTATTATTAAAGTATTAGGTTCAATATGAGTACCGAATACATCCTTACCGAAAGATATTACTCCAACCTCAGATTGAATATATCTTGAACCGCTATAAGTTAACGTAGTTTGTAAAGACAGATCTCTAGAACCAGAGAAGATTCCATCTCCAGCTCGATCAGCATAGTAGTTATGATTGATACTATCGTAGACTAAAGATTCGTACCTACCGTTTCTATAATCATTTGGATAGTACCAGTTAGGGATGGCTGAGCCAGAAACACCTCTTAAAACTTCAATACCATAAGTACTTAGACTACCTGTAACCTTCCATTGCTTTTTGGCTACATAGTCAGATACAAATACATCTTGACGGTTTAGTTTTTTGAACGTGCTCATTCATTAATAATCAAGCTTGATTCTAACTAATGCTTCTTTTGTAAAATCTTTTAATAAAGGTCTAGAAAGTTTAGCTACTGCAAGCAAGTCGTTATTGTCGTTATATAATCCTACTGCGGTGATAAAAGACTGTGGAGAGTTAATCATTACATTATGACGTATCTCACCAGAACCTGTTATTAAAGATGGATTAGTAGAGTAGTTAAACTCAGCATTTCTTGCTCTAACAAATATAAAGTTAGATGATATAGTTTCTTCAGACTGTAATCTAAACTTAGGTTCTCTTGCTATAAGATCGTAAAATCTTCTAGTATTAGTAGCAGCATTAGGATTACTATCTCTGTTTGTACTTAAAGCTAATCCTCCATCGGCCAAAGGTGCATCTAAGGCTACACCGTTTACCAATATTACTCCAATGTCTGGTAAAAACTTACCATAAGAACCTGAACCGTTTGTATATCCGTCTGAGTTTTTAGCTCCATCTGATACATTACCGACTGAACCACTTATGAGTTCATATACTCGTCCTGAATCTGAGAATGTAGTTGTGGTAATAAGTTTACTGTTATCAGTTAATCTTAATGCTCCTGCACTTCCTGATAGGTTAAGTATTAAGTCTAATGAACCAGGTAAAAGCTTTTCTCTATATCTTGCTCTATCAACAGAGATTACATAGAAGTATTCTGATGTTTGCGTACCAAAGGTGAAGTCTGCTTCTTCATCTCCTAATACTAAGTTTCTATACTGACCGTAAAGTACTGATGAAGGGGATTTACCTGGTACGTTTCTGTTAAATAAAAGTGAACCTGATCCTTTTTTATCTGCATACCCTATTGCAAACTGTACTCTAGCATTATCTAGATCAGATCCCGTTTGATAAATATTATAATAGTAATCCCCAGAAGTACCTCCAATCTGTGTTGATGAAGTAAAGAAAGTATCTAAAGTAACAACATCTCCTGTCCATACTGGTGCCGTTACTGATTCTGCACTGATTACAATATCTTCTGTGTCAAATCTTTTGTACGACATTATTAAGTAGTTTTAGTGATTGTTACCGGTACTGTTATTCTTGCTCCTGAATCTCTTCCTACTACTGTAATAGTGGTTTGTAATCTTGATCTAGTACCGAATAGAGTATTAACTGTTGTAGCAGTTAAGTTTACTGATGTACCTATTACTGTTTTAGAAACGTTGGTTCCTAGTGTAGTAGTTGAGTTAAGTTTTTCTGCTTCTTCTGTGTTTATTCCTACACCTGTATAAGAGTTAAGTACTCTTGCATCTGCTATGATTGCAGTATATCCATTAGCTTCGAAGGTAGAAGTAGCTCCACCGTAGTTTAGAGTTTGAGGAGTAATAGCTAACGATGCTCCTTGTTTAAGTGTAATAGAAGAAAATCCTATATCTAAAACTGGAAGTTTAGAAGTCCCTCTAGGTAGAGTAGTGAGCTTATACTTCATTATTTGAGTTTCATCAGGAAACGCTTCTAATAGAGGCATATTTTCTAATGCTTCGCCATAGAGAGCTGAACCTGATGGATGTGTGGGATTATAAAGAGTATAATCTATTTCATCATCCGATAAGGCAAACTGTGTAATTTTGAATGAACCGTCTCCTCTTGCTAAAAGCTCTCTACCTTTTTTAGTGAGGATCGCATCAACGGTTATTATCGAATTATTTAAGTATCCCATTTTAAAGAATGTTTATATATAAATATGTTATTATTTCATTTATGTTACTGTTATCACTCCTCCGAGCTCATTGGTAGTAAAGATAGTACCTTTATCTACTGAGTATATCTTGCTGTTTACTGCTCTAACAAATCTGGTGCCTTCTTCTGTTTGTAAGAAACTGCTTGATATAGGAAAGTTAGAAAATGCTTTGTTAGGGTGAGAACCGGAACGAACTGTATCAAAAAATACATTCACTACTTCTCTATCAGAAAGTTGTATTGCTCTAATAGTTGCATCAGATGCATCATTAGGGTGTATACTTCCTCTAAACTCTTTTAGAGCTATTGCTGGGTCATTACCAGGAATGGCACTGTTATTTACTTTCTCTTCAAACTTATCCTCGTTAAACTCATAAAAGTTACCAGCTTTAGAGGTTCTAGTACCCTCATACTTACTCGATACTATTCCTATTTTAGTATAAGAGCAGTTTTGTATTTCAGCTCTTTCTGCAGATTGTGATATTAAAGCGTAGTAGTTTGAGGGTAGGTCTGCACTTCCTGACAAGGCTGTTATTCTATCTACTACTCTATGAGTATCACTCAACTTACTTCTAGCAGAGTTACTCATTAATACATTGTAGTCGTTATTAATAAACGATACTGCTATATAAGGTATAAAAATAAACTCAGAATCTTCAAACTCTGGGTTATCATCGAAATCTAAAGTGGAAGGCAACGTATTTAAAACAAAGTCAGATAAAGTGAAAGCATAGTAACCGTTTCTTTTTTGTCTACCTAACACTTTACTTTTTACTGTTACACCATCTTGAATAGTAAATCTAAACTCATCTACTTCTTTAAGTGCTGGTTCAATATACTTATTGTTTTTGCTTGTAAATGGAACTGTTATACCTTTAACAGTATAAGGAGCTAATGGTTCAACGTAGGGGTATGAACCAGTTACACTACTTGAAAAAAGTAAGTTAGCGTTACCAGCTCCCCAGTTGGTCGGATTTGCAGTAATAAACTCCTGTAGTGTCATATTTAGCTAAATCTTGCGTAATAGTTAGAACCTGATAATACGTGTGTTTGATAATAAATATTCAAAGTAGAACTAGTTGTAATCAAATGAGTATCTCCTGATGAAGTAGGATTAGTATACCAGCCATCAAAGGTACCTGCTGGATAATCTGCAGATCCTACTAAAGTAAAGAATGGATAAGTATCGTAATCGTGATCAAAACTAAATGATCCAGAAGTTTGAGCTACTGTAGTTGGATAAGTTTTTTCTACAAATCCTTCACCTGAACCTGTTGCAAATACATTAAATACATCTCCTAGATATGCTGCAACTAAGGTAACGTTACAAGAAGCTGGGATAGGTTCTGATAGGTTAAAAAATGTTACGTCAAACTTTATAATAGGTTGCGCAGTTTTCTTAAATACATTTGGCCTATTTATTTCTTGTTTTGTAGCTCTTATTACAGAACCAGAAAACTCTCCGTCTATTTTCGGTCTTTCATCAGAAATACTTCTAGATACAGGCCCAACTGCTCCTTGTAGTATAAAGTCGTAGTTAGTAGTAGATCCGGTTACAAAAGCTCCTGCATCACTAGCTGTAATATCGTTAGTATGTATTGATGCTGTGTACTGTTTTTCTTCCCAGCTTACCTCTACTTGTTTAGTTTTATTTCTATTTAAAGCATGAGGTTCTATTATAAACCCAGTATTTACATTAGATCTTGCAGGGACAAAATCTCTAATCATTCTGAATAGAGAGTTATCGTAGTATTTTAATAAATGTGTAAATACTCTTGGATCTGCAGTAAAATCTCCACCTCTCCATAACTCATCCCAATCCTTCCAAAGAAGAGTTATTTCTTCCCAAGTAAATCCGTCTTTAGAAAAAGTTTCATTTAATCTATCTAACTTATCATAAGTTTTAGCATAACGATCTCGAGGGTCTCCTATATAATCGTCTATATCAAAAGAGCTAGTAAGGTGTACTCTAACTTTATTTTCTGCAAAATCTTTATAGTTAAACCCAACTTCTACAGTATGTATATCGTCTGAGTATTTATCTCTTTCGCTGAAGACTGAGGTATATCTTGATAATGTACTTCCTGTTACAATACTTCCGGTAAGGTCTAATCTTACCTTATCTAAAGAAGAGGTAGTATGTGTATAAGGACCTAAGTACCTTGTTCTATCTATTGCAGTACCACCAAACTGTCTTATCTGTAATAAGTTAGAAGGTATACCAAAACAGTTTATAAGCGCTCTTAATCCCCTTTCAGTTCCTTTAGACTTTATAAGTAACGGTATGTTATGATATACTCTTTTATATACTTCTTTTTGGTAGTCAGCTATTGCTACTGGCTGTAAGTTTGAATGAGCTGATCCTGATAGTATAGTAAGGGTTTGTGTAATAAGTTGACTACCAGTTACAGGAGTATCTCCTATAAGTAATGAGAACAGATTTCCAGTAGTTGAGTTATTTTCATATAACTTTACACCGAAAGACTCAATAGCATCTTTTACTAAATCTTTACTTAATCCAAAGTCTAGTCTATTATCACCGTCATACTTATCTGATACCGCTTTAAAATAAATCCAGATATTATCAAAATGCTGCCCTATCATATTAAGGAACAGCAAGTAGGGTTGATTATTAGAATCTTCTTTTAAAAATAAAGGTACAGTAGATTCTAGGTTATCTGAGTTTGTATTATCATAAGCTTCAGCTACTACTAACTGGTCATCGTACCAGGTTGAGGCTGAAGGATGAGTGCTAGCATAGTTGAGGTAGGGTTTGGATGAGTTACTCTTAGGCCAGCTGTAACTGCCACTTTCAAAGTATAGATACCTATCGTAATGATCGAAGTTACGGACTACACCTTCTATGAGGCTTTCGTAGTATTCTGCACTACCACTGGCGTTACTGCTTACATATCCTGATGACTTAATAGTGTTAATAGTCGTTTCATAACTTTTTATTAAGTCTAACTTATATTTAAAGTTTCTTAATCTTTCTTCAGCTGAGCTAAAATGTATAAAGTTACTATATTTAGTATGATCAATATTTATTTCTGCTCCAGATTTATTAAATAGAGAAAGTAGTTCGTAGTTACTACCTGTGATCGGATAACTAAATAACTCATCATAGTTAAAGTATTCCGTTGGAGTAGGAGCTTGATCTTGTACTTCTACATTAAAGTTAGGTCCTTTAAGATTTTTATATACTGCGGCTTCTTCTACAAGCTCTGCTTTTACTTCAAAGCCAAAAGAATCAGAAACTATTTCCTGTATAGTAAATAATGAGTTAGCATTAAGTTGTCCTGGTAATGCTTCATAAAGTTTTACTATTAATGCAGTTCCTTTAGAGGTTTGTTCTACACCAATATTAAGAGCTTTTAACTCTATATCGTCCGCAAATCTTAAAAAGAAGTCAGGTAAAAAGTTATTATTATTAACCTTTTTAGAAAAAGCTGATATTAACTCTTCATATGTCTTGTCATCAACTTCATTAGTTAAAGCTCTAAGTTCTGTTCTGTCTCCTGATACGCTTTCAATAAAGTGGTTAAAAGGTTTTTTAGAATCTGAAAATACATCATCAGTAAAAGAGTAAACTACTTTTACGTCTCCTGTATCGAATCCATACTTAGCTACATCATTAGCTATGTCTACAGTTATAGCAGATGATCCTGTAGGGCTAGTACCTGCTCCAGAACCTACTAAAGAATAATCTCTATAATCAGATTCTTGAAATAATAAATCATCATTTAAAGAAAATACTTTTAATACAGCAGTATTTTTAGTAGAATCAAAAAGACTATTAATAGCAAAAGAGTCAATAAGTTGCTCTTGATCAGCTTTTATCTCTCCTACTTTAACTAAAGTATCAGGATTTATTGTAGATAGTATGTAGTTATATTTTGCCACTATTGATCAGGAGTACTTAGTTCGATTATTTCTTGATTTGCTTCTAATAACTGTTGTCTGAGCTGAGCTATTTCATCTAGTAGAGGTTGAATATCTTCAGTATCTTTTTCAAACTCTAGTAATGCTCCACTAGTTTTTATTAAATACTCATGGGAGTTGGTAGCACCGTTTAACGGTATTTCATTGAAAAGCTCTTCGTATTGATAAAAAAAATCCTCAACAGAAAACGCATCATCTTCCGGTGCTGGTTGACCAAAAGTTTTAAAGGATCTGTCGATTACTTTATCGAGATCTTCTTTATTGTATTGCGTTTTAGATATTCTAAGTTCATTAGCCATGTCTTGTCACCTTGAATATATTTTTATTATCTATAACTACTGTACTACCATTTACTGTAGTTTTGACTAACAGTCTGTAAAATCTTTCAGGTTGTAATGAGTTCATATATACATCAAAAAAACTACTTGTATTATCAGCACTTATTTTAGTAAAGTCACTAAAATCGACAATCATTTCATTACTAAACTCATCTTTTATCCCCCAATATGATGCTTGAGGTAACTTATATTCTGTGAGGTAAATAGAACTTGTTGTGAATGTTCTTGTTGGATATTTAGGTCTAGCTGATAATCTAAATCTTATAGTATCAGAATCGGCATATTTTTCTTTATGATTCTTTATTTTGACTGTTGCAATATCAGTACTCAACTCAGTTAGTGATGAACTATAAGAACTATCATCCCATTTAAACTCTAAATAAGGAGGAAAAATAGTATTAGTATCTGATCCAAAATACTTAAGGTTAATAGATGATGTAGTATTATTTTCTAACTCAGGTTGAAGCTTTAACATTATACCGTTATTACTATAGCTACCTGAATAATGGCTGTTAACTATAGAAGTTACATCGATATCTAAATCATGAGATAGTTTTACACTTTTTGATACAAATGCTAAAGAAGAAGATATATAATCACCTCCTAATGTAGACCACTCGTCTACTTGAGCTCCTCTATACTTCCATGAACATCCTGTAGTGTCTAATGGTGAATCATCTCTTTTACCTAGACCTACTGTCCATGAACTAGATACAGCAAAAGCATGTAGAACATAATCTTGAGGTAGCTCTCCTGCTTCTGCAAGTGATAAGTGTAAGCTACTAGACCAAGTACCGCTTACTTTAGAGTTAAGAGTAGATGTAATATCATTAGTATAGAACTGTATTAAAGATCTTTGAACTCTTGTAGTATCGTCTACATCTTTATACGTACCAACTTCTAATATTTCGTCTTGACCGGCATTACCATAAAGGTTGCTTATATTAGGCTCTGACCAAATAATAGTATCTTTTTCTGGATATATTCTATATATTGCCATCTTATAATGTTGTTACTCGTCCTTCAATATCTGAGTCTGGGTATTTTACTTCGAATATACATGGATCATAAGAAGGATATACTACATTTTTTTTTTTTTTTCCTTTTGCATCATATGCATATTCAGAATAGTTACCTCCGACTTTGTTAAATACTTCAATATTTTCTACTGTTTGAACTCCTTTTACATTATCCAGCAAAGTATATGCTGAAGATAGGTTTATGGGTTCATTTATAGAGCGGTTTTTAATATCGAAAAATGCTTTGAGTTTTCTATTACATTCAAGTAATACATCTCTAGTAACTGCATTAGGTAGAGTTACTATTTCAAATCTTACTCCTATATTTACTACATATGCATCAAGTATATTGACTCCATCAGCAATCATAGTAAACTGGGATAAATATGTTTTAAGGTTTTCTTTTAAACTATAAGGTGTTTCAGTTAACTTACCTTCATTATCATATGCTAAAGTGTAAAGAGAGATAGCTAAAGGATTAGTAGTAAGTAGGCTATTTTCCTGTTTGGGTGGTGTAGCTTGAGTTACGTATACTTTTGCTATTGATCCAAATCGTGGTGGTAGTGATAATGCTCTTACAGCGTAATCTTGTAATGTTACAGTACGTTGTTGTTCTGCAAAAGATTTTAAACTGTTCTGCCTTAACTCTTCTGTAGAATCTCCATCTTTACCTCCAAATGCTGCTTTTTCATTATTAAAAGCTAATGTAGACTGGTAAGTGGTATCTGTAGCTGTAGAGGTTGCTGTAGTAATAGAGTTGATAGTGTTAGAGCTTACGTTAGACGCTACTCCTCCGCCTGTTATATATCTTATTGTTAAAGTAACATTAGAAGGTGCTAATCCGTAGGCTTTAGTAAATAAGAAGTTAGATGGATCATATGCTTTATACAACTCACCAGTACTTGTACTATCAGTTATTTCGTTATCTGTTGAAAAAGGGTCAGGTAAAAACTCATCTTCATTACTGCCTGCTATACCTGAGCCAAACTGTATCTGTAGCACTCCTTTAGAAGTAAATCTAGTAACGAATCTTCTAGGAATCTTTTTTACTTTAAGTTTATTAGGAGCAAGGTTAGCATCATTTGCTGTGTTAGTTTCTTCACTAAATACTGTATCTTGTCCTAAAAATGGTACTTCTGTCCAAGTGTTACCATCACTATCTACTACATCTAATACTCTAATAATATTATCTGCTTCTACATTAATCGTAGCAAACTTTTCTGCAGTAGTATAAGTCTTAGTTGTAGTATTAATAGTTCCTGAATATGCTTTTACTTTTTTAGATAAAGTAAACTCAGCAGGTTTACCATCTTCATCTACAGAGTATATTTTTATATCAGTAGGGTCAAAAGAGCTGCTAAAAGTAAAATCTACTGGTTTAGTAGTAAGGAAGGTAGGGTTATCATTTACCTGTGCTTTGATAACAGCTCCTTCATCTACTTTTAATGCTTGATCCCAGTTAGGAGTAAATCCAGCTGTTGCTGCTACATTTTGGGTAACGGTTAAAGTAGTTTCAGATGCTGTGCTTACTTTTGGTTTATACCCCATCATATATGCCAAAGAATACAAGTTGGATGGATTCTTAGCATGTTGTAAAAATGTTTCCTGAAGTTGAGTATCTTGATAAAATGACAATACATCTCCTACGTATGCAGCCATTTCTATAAACATTAATCCAGGAGATGCAGGACCGAAATCATTATATGCATCAGGAAAGTAGTTTTTAGCATACTCAATAAGTTGAGATTTAAAATCTCCAAACTCTTTATTGATGTATTTTATGTCTCTAGTCTCTGCCATTATGATTCAAAGTTTATTATGACTTCATCTTCTATATTAGTTTCTGAAACTCTGTATTTAAGTGTAAACTGTATTGTTCCTGTTTCGCTATCCCCTACTGTAGAGATATCAATAGGTACTACTCTAGGAAAGTAAACTCTTAAATCTTCTCTTATTACAGCATCTACTCTTGCAACAGATGCATCATTGAGATTTTCAAATAATAACCTTTGTAGCTCATTACCAAATAATGGGTTTAAATATCTTTCTCCTCTAGCAGTTAAAAAAAAGTTTATTAAGTTAGTTTTAATAGCGTCTTTAGAAGCATAAGTAGAGGAAAATACTGCTCTATTAGAAAACGGCAGACTTACTCCTATAGCTTTTCTAGGCTGTAGATCTAAAGGGTCTATTTTTTTAACTTCAAATGGCATATTATACTGCTAGTTTCTTTTTATCCATTTCTTTTGTAGCTTTAAATATAGATTTAGCTTTGTTCATAAAGTCTAACTGACTTAAATCTAAACCAGGCATTGGACCTTGGTTTTCTTTTGCCATTTGACTTGTCATCATTGAAGCAAAGTTAGGTTTCTGTACTCCGCTCCCACCCATAATATTAGAAGCGTCTTGAGGAGTCATCTCCTGTCTGGTGGCATTAAGCATTTCTTCTAAGGGTACAGTTCCTTGGTTGATACGGCCTGTAGACCATTTTCTTTCTATATCTTTTTGCTTGATTGGTTCATACGTGTTAGTGCTCTTAGGTTGAGGTTCTGGTTGAGAAGCATATTTTACTGCTTCGTTTAACATATCCTGTAACTCCTCCTTAACAGCGGCTCTAACTTCTTCTCTTATGATTTTACGTAGTTGATCCAGTTTCATATATATAAATAGTTTAGTTATGGAAGTTGATTATCTAATCTAAATTTTACTTCATCTAATAATACTTCAGTATCAGAACTAAAAGATGGTTGTCCTTTTAATACTGCTACTCCTTCATCTAAAGTTTTTGCAACTGCAAATCTTCTTGGAGCAATAGAAGGAGCATTAGGGTCATTTATTATTTCTAATAAATAACTTATTCCGTTAGCTGCTTCATAAATATTAGGACCAGAGGCACCATCATCTACTCCTTTATTTGAGTCTGATAAACTGCTGATTAGTTTGTTAAGTCTGTCTTTTATGTCTTTATCTATATTACTATCTTGTAGTTTAGATAATCCATCAGTAAGTTTTTTTAATGCTACGTCTATACCTGCTTGATCGTTATCAAAATCAGCTTGTGTGAATCTACCGTCTGTACCGGAACCTGTGCCTGCTATAAGTACATTAGTAGCTCCTGCATCTATATCAGCTTGAGTACCTAATACTTTAGTATTTTGCAACTCACCATCTCCATTTATATTAGAATTGCCTATAAAAGTAGGTCCTAAAGTTGAGAAGATAAAAATACCGTCATCGTCTAGTAGACCTGCATCAGCTAGTTGTTCATTAGATATATTACCATTCTCTAGTTCTGCTTCTAACTGTTTAGATATTTCACAAGAAGTTAGAGCTGAGTCAGTTCTGCTTAGAATACTTTTTATACTATTAAGACTTGAAGAAGGTACATCTAAAGCAGTCTCTATTGCAGTAATGATTTCATCTATCTGCTGTATAAACTCTTGTAGCTTAACTAATATATCAGAGTACTTTACAGTTAAGTTTACCGGTAGACCGAATCCAGGAGGTACAGATTGAGGTATAGGAAGAGCTTTTATAACTTTTATTATTACTTTTAAAGCTTTAACTGGTCCTTTAAGTTTTTTCGGTATTCTTCTAAACTTATCTAAACGTCTATCTATCTTAGATATACTGTTATTAATACCGTTAGCTTGATTTCTTAATCTAGATAGTTTTCTATTAGAAGGACATCCGGATACTCTAAGACTGTTAGCTATCTCTCCTGCTTGTTTTAAACTGCTAGCAGATATTTTACCTTGTAGTTTACCTATTATCTTGGCGATACCGCCAGCCATTGGACTATCTGGAAGATGTACGTATGCCATTACTCAGTATATACTTTTTTAGAGTGAAGATTAGGTAACTGATTTTTAAGTATAGGTATGATAGGAACTATAGAGTTTGCTATAGCTATACATTTAGCTACAAAGGCAGGAGGTGCTGGTGGAGCTGTTGCTATGCCTTTAGCTAATGTTTCAAACTGAGAGATAAAATCGTCTAACCAGTCTGTTGTTGTTTGACCTTTTAAGACAGGTTCATGCTCTCTTTTTAAAGCTTCTACACCTAAGTATATTTTTTTAGCATCTAAACCTACATACTCTTCTCCATCTAGAGAGATAGTTTTACTGTTAAGCCCTATACCTTCTTTTGCTGATATTAATGCATGTTCATCATAAGCATTAAAATATAGTCTACCGGAGTTAAGTATTATTTGAGGACCTTTAAACTTATCTGCTTTTTCTGGTTCTTCAGACCAAGCCTCTCTTTTCTCGTTAGCTTGTTCAAGTTCTATAGTATGGTCTGAGGTTAGATATATAGAAGACTTATCTTCATTAATATCTTCTAAAACTGATTCATCTCCTGAGCCTGCTTCTGCTTGACCGTTACGTATAATAGTTAATGGCTGTCCATTATTACTATCATCTATCCATTCATTAGAATCATACTTAGTTCCTGTAAATCTAATAGATTGACCGTGTCTACCTTCTATTGATATATCACCCGGAAATAGCTGTAGAGGATTAACTTTATCTTTTTCTTCAAAGTAATCTCCTAAATCAGCTTCTGATTCTTGATCTTCAAACTGTGTAGTATCGGGGTATGCATTATGGTGAGGATGATTCCAGAGAGGGACTATTTTAGTCCAATAGCTTTTAGTTGCTCCAGGTCCTGATGATCTACGTTCAGAAGGTAAGCTAGTAATCTCTACTATTTCTCCTTTTAAAGGTACTCTCTTAATATTAGTATCTGAACAAAAGGCAAATCGAAGTTGATTTTCTTCATCCTCTACTTTAGCTCCTCCTAATGGTCTATAGAATACTCCGTTAATAGATTGAGAGCTTCCATAGTCATCATATTTAGGATGAAAAGCATCAGTAACTATATCTACAACTCTACCAAAAGCGGTATGTTTAGAATGTCCACTTGAACTACCACCTCCGGTAGAACCTCTGCTTTGCATAAAGCCTGTACTAAATGCCATCTTCTTCTGTATCTTCTTCTTTTTGTACTTCGTCTACTTGCTGTTCTAACTGATCTTGCTCTTCAAGTAAATCTTGTAAATCAGAGAAGTCGAAGTCTCCTCCATCTCCTTTAGCTTGAGCTGTTTCTATACGTTGAATAACTGTCGCTAACTTAATCAAATGCTCGTCATTCTTTACTCCTATCTCCATATATTCCTTTATCATAGGAACAATAAGAGTAGCATCTCCTATGTTTTCTATAAGAGGTTTTAACTCTCCAATCAAGGCTTTTACTTGACCTTTCGTTTCTTTAGAGTTATCGTAGATTTCGCCGAAGAGATCAGATAGTGTCTTTCCTGAGAATATTTCCTTATCTAAACTCATAATATAGTTTTATTATAAATAGAGTTACATAGGATTATTAGATAGTAAGCCTTCGTCGTAGTAAAACTGGTATTTTTCTATCCAATGTTCTTTGAGAGTAGATATAACTTTAGTTAAGTGAGGTGTCTCACAATCAGTCATTTCTCTTATGTAAATATATAAAGCTTTTTTCTTAAATAAATCTAAATCATGACGAGTTTTAAAAATAGTTAAAACAGCATCTGCTATTCTTTTGTCTTGATCTTTTATAAACAGTTCATCTAACTCTTCGTATACTTCTTCAATCCAACTATCCAATAGCTTAGCAAGAGATATTGCTGATGGAGATTCTAAATCTATATCATGATTATATGATTCCTCCATATCTGAGAAAGAACCAAACTGTTTTAATCTTTTATAGTTCTTATTATTGTAGTTGATTAACCAACGTTTAACAATAGTACCAAAATAAGAGTATGCTTTTGCTCCATTTGTAGGATCAAACTTCATAATCTTTTCTTCTAATAAAACTGATACGATTTCGTGTTTTAAGTCTTCTATTTTCTCTACATCTGTATAATAGAACTTAAAAGTATGTATAATATTTTCTGCTAGCTTATAAAAAGGGAGGTAAATATGATCAGTAAATATCTTAGCACGATATTCATGATCTGTTGAGGTATTATATTTGACTATATATTCTTCTGTCTCTTTTGTAAAGTAGTTAGCTTTGGATCTCTTCCTTGCCATAGTTTTCGGGTAGCATGTAACGATTTAGTTCGCTCTGCACTTCTTTCATTTGGTTAAAAAACTCACCAACTTCGTCATCTGACTGAAAGACCCCTCGTTCATCAAGATTCTGTAAATGTTGATCACCTTTTCTTATTGCATCTGAGATATTCTGAAGGTATTTTGTTTGATCTTGTGTAATATCTTCGTATTTCTCAACTTTTTTAAGTAAATTATTTAAAATATAGACTAAAGTTAATAAAATAGCAACTAAAACACCGATAGATACTTGATAATATATCATTTTTATAGATTTTTTAACATATTAGTTAATCCTTGTGAAGAGTTAACACGTTTTCCTGTAGATGATTTAGTTTTTTGAGTTTTAGGCATTGAAGTCCCACCATTTGCCTTCCACATATCATATTCTACCTTGGAGGCAAGGAAGTCTGCACTGTGGAGCACTGAGATAATAGAGGTTTTCTGTCTAGATGACTCAACGTGACTAAAAAAGTAGGCTTTATTAGCGTCATCAAACACACCATCATGACATCTGATAGCTAAAAACTCTTTCTGACTGACTTTAATACCGAACTTCTGAAGAATATATAGAGAACGGTCCGGTATAAGCATAAAATCCAAGTCTGGATTAAAAGAATACATTTCTGATAGCTTATCTTGACGCCACTTATCAGTCTGAGGTATATAGTTAGGCTGTTCTCCATCACCTAGTTTACCTAAATCGTGAAATAATGCGGCAAAGACAAGTTCTTCCATGGTGTAATCAATAGTTCCACCCATCTCCTCGTATAACCTAGACTGCTTTACCGCATATTCCACTACTCTATTA